TACTCGCCAGGTGTGGCGTGATCGTGGGTTCACGTTTGCGGACGAGGTGGCAGCGGAGGCGCCTACTGCCCGTCAGGTAGCAGCGGTGGAAGATGCCGGCAGGATTGTACGCGTCCGGGGAAAGGTCACTGAATATCCTGTCAGCGCCCGTTTCAGAGTCGTCAAGGGCACGGGCAATGTCAAAGGTTGGTTCATCGAGGAGAAGTGGTGGCCGGGTGAGTCGGCTGAACACTGGCGCACGGTCACCCACAATCTCCGCCCGGATTATGGAGATGGGATTGGGCAAGGAGGGGCGGGCGCGTTTGACAAGTTCGATGATGCGGTGGCGACGGCTCGTCTGCTTGATGCCGAGCCGCCTAGTTATGGAACAGGAGGTGCAGCGCCTACGGCCCGTGAGGTGGCTGCGGAGGCGGTCACGCCTCCGCCGGCAGCGGGAGCGATTCACCCCGACTTCGTGGATGAGGCGGCAAGAATCGAAACGATGGTGGCCGACGAGCAGGTGAAAGCCGGCGAGGCGGCGTGGGCTGCCGGTGACAGGGTGTATGTCGCTGGTCCGAAGGGCGGCCCAGTGTTTGACGAGGTCATTGTGCGTACGCCTTTCGGTGACTTCCAGTTGAGGTTCATTGGGAAGAAGAAGGGTCGACGGGTCCAGGTCGTGAAGGCTCCTGCGGCGTTGAAGGATGCTCCGGCGAAGACGGGACCGAAGAAGGGTGGAACACGGGTGCCGTTGGGGGATGGTGTCGAGTTCCAGGATTATGACACGGCGAGGGAAACGATTGGGAGGTGGGCTGAGGAGGTTTACGAGACTCGTTGGAGCGGTAAGGGTATTGTTGAGAAGGGTGCTGAGGCTGAGGTTGCTCAGGGTGCTGTGGGGCGTTTGTTGCAGGATCGTGCCCGGCAGGGTGGGGTGCGGCAGGCGTTGGCGTCGTTGACTGGTCGTACGGAAACGACTGGGTTTTATGGTGTGAAGGGTTTGTCGTGGATGGATGAGCCGTTGTGGCGGATGCCGTTGGATCAGAAGATGGCGTTTACGGAGGTGGAGCGGCGGCTTCTGACTGATGCGGAGCGGTTGAATCATTTGGCGCGTGCTGAGGCGCATTATAGGAATGCTGAGTCGGCGATGCAGCAGGGGTTGGAGGCTGAGGCTCAGATTGCGGTGATGCAGGGGCGGTTGAGTCAGTTGCAGGCTGAGAAGACTGTGATGCAGAAGGCGGGTGGTGCCGATCAGGTAGGGATGGCACCTGAGTTGTATGACGGTAGGCGTACGGACCTGGACTTGTTCCAGGAGGATCTGCGTAAGTTCAATGCGGTGAGGACGAGGGATCTGTTTGGTGAGGCGTTGACGGAGCAGACGGCTGCCCAGTGGGGTCCGAACACGGCGCAGGCGGGGTGGTCGCAGGGGTGGTCGGCACCGTTGCAGGGTGAGGAGGCGGCCCCGATGTTTGAGATGTTGAATGCGTTGTTCAAGACGAGTTCAACTGTCGGTGATTTCGAGGGGTTCCTGAAGTGGTATGACAAGTTCTTGAACTATTGGAAGGCGCAGGCGGTGTCGACGCCTGGTTTCGTTCTTCGGAATGGGCTTGGCGGTAGTTGGTTGTCGTATGCGTTTGGTTTGATGGAGTTGGGTTCGACGAACAAGTTTGCTGGAACGTATTTCCGTGCGATCCGGGGCGGTAAGGGTGATGCCGTGGCCGGCATCGACGACATGATCGCTACGTTGTTGGGAACTAAGAAGGAGACATTGGGTGTCGGGTTTGGTTCTCGTGTCGATGTCAACGAGTTGCGTACCATTAGGCGTGTCCTGGATAGCGGCATTGTCGGCGGCGGCCAGGTCATAACGGAGGTTGACAGGTCTGTTGCTATGAGGCTTGTCAAGGAGTCTCGTAACCCGATTACTGGGAACCCGATTGATGTGGTGTTCAATCCTGCGTCGACAGAGTTTGCTCCGTTCCGGTTTATTCGGTCTACGAATGAGCAGATGGAAACGGTGTTGCGTGGCGCTTTGGCGTTTGATGTGATGCAGAAGGGTGGGTCGGTTGGTGAGGCAGCCGGCCAGGTTTACAAGTTCCATTTCAACTATGCGGATTTGACGGCTACGGAACGTAAGGCGCGACGGATTATTCCGTTCTGGACGTGGCAGAAGAATGTTGTTCCGATTCTTGTTGAGAGTTTGGGTAAGAACCCGGTGGCGTGGGGTCGGTTGCAGCAGGTGAAGGGCAACATGGAACTTCAGTCGAAGGAGGAGGGGGTTGTCCCTGATTACTTCTTGGAGAATATGGCTATCCGGTTGCCGTGGAAGATCAACGAGTACCAGTCGTATTGGATTCCTGATCTGCCGTTCCGTGATCTGAACCGTTTGATGAAGGAGCCTGGTTCGATTACTCGTGTGTTTGCTGAGTCGGCGGCACCTCCGGTGAAGGTGCCTTTGGAGATTTGGGCTGGGAAGCAGTTCTTCGCTGATTTGCCGTTTAGTGGCAGGTATCAGCAGGTTCCGCATGTGTATGACAAGTTTCCGTTTCTGATGCAGGCTTTGGCTTTGGCTGGGAAGGCGAAGAAGGATCGGAAGGGGGAGTACAAGATGCGGGATCAGGATTTGTACATGTTGGATAGTTGGATGCCGTTCTTGTCGAGGTTCCGTAGGTTGTTGCCGAATGAGAGCCGCTATTCGCGGCGGGTTGTGTCGACGGTTGTGTCGACGGTGTTTGGTACCCAGGTGCGGATCAATGATCCGCATGAGACTCGTAATCAGATGTTGCGGGATGATCGGGCGTTTGATGAGAAGATGCGTGATCTGATCGATATTGAGATGAGGGTTCGATGAGGGTTGTTCGTAGGTCTGAGTGGGGGGCACGGGAGCCGGCGAAGCCGTTTCGTGCGTTGAGCCGTGGCCGTGTGAAGGGTGTGGTGTTGCATCACAGTGGTGTGGAGGGTGGCCCGTCGGGGATTGCTGCGGTGAGGGCGTTTGAGGCGTACCATATGGATACCCGTAAGTGGGATGGGGTTGCTTACAACTGGTTGGTGGATTCGACTGGTGGGGTGTTTGAGGGTCGTGGTGGCGGTGTGCGTGGTGCTGCTACGAAGGGGTGGAATGCCCGTTCGGAATCGATTTGTTATACGGGGTGGGGGTATGATCCGGTGCCGTTGGTGGCGTTGAAGGCTATCCGGTCGGTGATTGATGATGTGCAGTTCCGGTATGGGGGTTCGTTGTGGGTGCGGGGGCATCGGGACGTGTCGTCGTCGACTTGTCCTGGTGACTGGTTGTATGACTGGTTGTCTGATGGTGGCGGGGTGGACCAGGGTCCACCTTCGGATATTGACTGGGCGGGGATTGTGGCCTATCTGACGGCCTTGAAGGGCCGTGTGGCGGCTACACCTCTGTCGAGGCGCCACAGGAGCCGTGGAGAGGCTGTACGGGTCGCTCAGAGCCATCTGCGGCACCGTGGGTACGACCCCGGTCCAGCGGATGGTATCTATGGTAGGCGTACAGCCGCTGCCGTACAACAGTTCGAGAAGGCAATGGGCTTCTTGAAGCCGAACGGTGTCCTTGACGGGGCTACCTGGACGGCACTGTTCTTCGTTTAGAGGGACACTCCACCCATCTAATAGGAGGTACCCAACATGCCGAAGGGCAAAGGTTACGGAACATTCGAGAAGACGTTCGGCTCGCAGGACAAGCAGCCGTACAACTCGACATCGAGTGAGAACATGCACGCCATGAGTGTGCAATCAAAGAAGGACGCTGCGTATCTTCGCAAGTCGAAACTGGGGAACGCCGCTCACGGCGGTCGCCCCTTCGGGAAGTAGGGCACCATGAGAGATGGTTCAACACCCAAGAAGGTGAAGGCCGACCAGGTGCTGGTCACCTCTGTTGCATCTGGTGGTGGCATCGGTACTGTCGGCTCACCGTCGAAGGCCGGCGCCCGCAAAGCCCTGCGTGACTGATGCCAGGTAAGAAGCCTCGTCGTCCAAAGTACTGACATGCCCCTGAAGAAGGGTTCCAGTCAGGATGCCATCGGCTACAATATCGGCAAGTTGATTACTGAAGGGTACCCACGGGACCAGGCTGCCGCTATCGCCTACGATAAAGCGAAACCAAAATCGAGAGGGAAGAAATGACCGACATGTTAGAGAGAGCATCGTGGACATTTTGCCAGGGATTCCTGGGAGTGTTCCTAATCAGTGACTTGTCGACCGCACGAGGTGCGGTCATCGCTGGTGTCGCTGCCGCCCTATCCGTCGTCAAGACTTACGCTCAGAGCCGCTTGGCGTAATGGACACGCCGGACCTGGACGCCCAATGGGGCGACTTCATGGCATCCAACGGCGTTCAACTGGAGCAGGACGTTCTGCGTTCCTTTCGGGAAAGCCGGCATCTGCTCGACATGAAAGACGGCACTCACGCCTCCTGGTACGGCAACGACCTAGGTGTACTTCTTGTCTTTCAACGGGATGAAGCGATGAGGATGATCGGCGGTTGGCATGATGCCGACGGCGGCGACCTCATTGCTTTGTCTCGGATCTTGGGGTGGGTCACCGGGTTCGTCGACATGATCGAACAATGCCTGATACTTTACGAATCGGAAGAATAGGATCGTATTCGTTCATGTATGACAGGTGATTCAAGCAACGCTGCCTGTAGTTTCTGAATGATCCTGTCGCGTCTACGAGCCAACGTCGTTTTAGGTACACCAAGAACGCTACCTACGAAACGTAAACTCAGCCGGGCTGTAGACAACATGAGGAAGATCCATTGCTCATCCTCTGTTAGAGCCTCGATGGCGTCAGCGAGAATCTCCCGCAACTCGTCTTGCTCTGCGATGCTTTCCTCTGGTTCAACCCCAGGAGCAGACCGCATCAAAGCGTCGTAGATATTATCTGGGCGTCGCTGCGTCCAAGGTCGAATCGATGCGTTCCCGGTGCCGGCTGGCCCCAGGAGAACATCCATCAAGTATGGGTCGGCTGTCCATGCTCCCCGCTCCGACCTACTCAACAGATGGTACGTTCAGAAACTGCTCCCCTATGACCCGTGTGTTTTCCAGGTCGTAATGTGCCGGCTCACCCTTTTCCCACGCTTCGTCGTAGTCGATCCACCCCAGGATGTCGACTACCCGAAACTCGGGTGGCACTGGTTGCACCACCCACAGCACCAGGCCCTGCTCCAACTGCCTGCGGCGTACAGCAGCGTTGGTGCTGGTCCGTACCCGACGCACCTCAATGTTGTGCCCCACGTCAGGGAGATGCTTGTAAGTCTTGTGGTCTGACTTGTGCCAGACATGCCCCGACCAGTACTGGTTGGTGATCTTGGCGACAGCCAGTTCCCCCACGCAGGCTGCTGCCTGCGCTGTGCGGTTGTCTTCCATCAGGTTCTTGTCGTAGTGGGCGGCGTCACGCTTACCCCAGTTCGCTACGAAACGACGCGCCCCAATGTTCAAGGCGTGTTCGTACTCCCAGGGATCCAGTTCAATCTGTATCATTTTTTCTTCCCGATCAGACGATGAACCTGGCGGTCATCATCGTAGGCCAAACCGTTCAGAGCATCCTCGACAAGTTTCAGATAGTTGGACACGTCCCCTCGTAGCATCGACTTCTCTATATTCATTGGTGTCAATGTGATAGTGAACCGATCCTTGGAGAACACGCATGCCATCGACACCGGCCCCTCAAACTTCGGTCCCTTGTATGCCTCAGCGATGACAGCCTCAGCGTCAACGGTTCCCTTCGGGGTGTAGGTGCGTCCCTTCCCGAAACGGGGGCGACCCTTCGCTCGTGGTGCCTGCCGGACAGTGAACCGGTATGTCTGCGGGTTGGGGGCCATCAAAGTCCTCCTAAAGTAGTATTGTGTTGGGCGTTCGTGACCAGTTCTTCCAGGCGCTGGTCCCGGTCGTTACGGTCCACGAACTTTCCGACACGTTCGTCGAGTTCTCCAGTGAGTCGTAGAACAGTGTGGTCACTGTAGTTCTGTCTAAACAGGGAACAAGCGAAAGCATACAGGGTGTTGGAGCGGTCTTTCCGGAAATCCCCATCCCATATGCGTCGGGCTATGTAAGCAAAGTCGTCGTCGTCACGGCAACGGGTCTGTTCAACCTTCGCTATGGGCTTCAGGTGTCGTTCCTGGTACAAGGCGTGAACGGATCGGATGGCGTGACTGGAGGCACGCGACTCCCATGCTGTTTCCACAAACTCGTTGAAGTCGTACGGCTCGTCGTCAGCGTTGATGACTACCTGCCGGCCAGGGGACGCCATGTTCGGGTACGGCAGCAGTAGACAGTTCCCGAATCCTTTCCCTTCCAGTATCGTTTGCTTCGGGTACACCTCTTTGGTTGGTACGTCCACCAGCCGGCATGCACCCAGCATTGCTTCCCGACCCATCTCTGCCGTCAACGGCTGCCGCAGGTACACCCACAGGTGAAACCCTTTCGACCTGGATCGTTCAATCCAGCCTTGCACACCGAACCGTTGCAGCAGGCGTTGCAGGTTGCAGGCGTGAACGAAGTCGGGTTCTCCCTCGTCGAGGTCGACCGCCAACCAGTTCACATACCATTCAGCGGTGCGCTGGTAATCCTTCCTGAACAGGGGGTACACCCCGATGGGTGGTTCCCCCGTCAGGTGCTCCCGGACAGCGTCCACATACGGTTCACCCTCAGCGGAGTACGCCACCCCTTGAGCATCCACCAGGGGTCGGATGCCGTCATAGTTGGTGGCTATGCGGCCGCCCTGGTGGAGGCTGGCAAAGGTGTCGACTACGTCAACCATCGCTCATCCACTGGAATGTCGGACTCGTAGTATTCCCGCACCAGGCCACAGTGCGGATCCATGAAGTAGTCGATAGGAGGATTAGTTGTGTGGCATGGTGGCCGCTTGTTCTTACAGAGATCCAATGAGACAGACACTGAATGAATGCGGCGTTGATGCTCGTCGAGTTTCGCAAGGTCACGTTTGCGAAACACATTCAACTGAAGGATGGCGTACTCGTCTGCGTTGAACTTGCCGTCATCCATTCCCCTCGACGTTCCCCTCGTCGAACTCTTACCTGACTGGTGGACGAGGCCGACGGGAAGGTTCTCTGTTTCAGCCCACTCCTTGACACCCTTCAACACGGATGAGACACCCTCGTACCCGACTGCTGAAGGCAACTGCTCCAAGAAGTCAATCATCACAAACCTGGGTCGGATCTGCCAGAAGTCTTCGCACTCTGCGAGAGCAATGCTCATCTCGTCGAAGCGCATAGCCGACGGGAATATCTTCACCCGATCCAGCACCTCTTTGGCATCCTCGATGTGCTGCCTGTGAATCATGTCGCCGGCCTGGAGGGCTTCCTCCACATCGGCCAGGTTCTGCATGTACAGCAAAGCGTACAGTTTGCTGATGACCAGAGTCTCTGGTTCGTCCGGTGTGAAGATCACCGCCCGAAAGTCCGGGTCGTTGTTCAGGTTTGTTGCTATGGCTGACAGCAACACAGCGGACTTGCCACTGTGGGCACGGCCTGTGACGACGAGAACATCCGACGGCCACACGCCACGCATCTTGGTGTCGATGTCTGCCAACCCCAGGAAGAACCTGTCGTGGCTCCCCGCTGCGTACTCCATCCACTTGTCTACCGCCTTGTGGCTGGGTTGGAAGTAACGGTAGTTGTGTTCAGCGGGCTGAACATCAACACCCCCTAATCGGGCATCAATGTCAGCCTCGCTAAACGCAACAGGTGCGTCCTCGCTCACCTACCGGTTGGACTGGTAGGCGTACTGCTGAAGTTCGCCTCGACGGGCATCCCAGGGGAAGTCGATGGCGTCAGCCTGTGTCTGGCCGGATGCCTGGTCCCACACCTTCAACGGGACGTTGGCGTCACCGTCGTTGATCCACAGGCCCACGTTGTTTGACACGTTCAGCCCCATGTGTGTGAACGCTTCCTTCATCACGGAGAAGTTCGGGAAGTTCTTACCACCCTTGGAAAGATCGGTAGAACCGTCGCCGTGTTCCTTCACCTCGAACACCTTGATGGTGCCCCCGTTACCGTCCGACCACTCGTTGGGCTGGAAAGCCAGCAGGTTCCAGGCGGCCTGCTTCTCGTCTGACTGCTTGCCGACACAGAAGTCGACCCGTGGGTATATCTTCTGCCCCAACTGCGGGCCACGGGCTGCTGGTGGGGCCACCACTGACTGCTGGGTGGGGCCAGGAGGTGGTGCGGCAGCCACCACTGGTGCCGCAGCAGGTGCCGCCACGGGGGTTGCACCGGGGAACACGTCAGCGATGTCACCCATCACGACTCGCTCCATCAGGTCGTTGTGAACTGTCTCCACTGTCGCCAGGTACACGTTCACGTCCGGGTTACCGTGACACATGGAACCTGCGACCTTCGCCGCAACCTGAGCCACAATGGAATGCTTTTCTCTCGTATCCATATTCTTTCTCTCTCTCCCCTTTACCAGGGCGTAGAACCAAGGTGTTTCCCTCGGCATTCACCAGCCTGCCAGACGGGACACCATTGCGGAGAGCAATGCCATCCCGACCATCGCATCGGCCAGACCTTTAGATCGGATTGTATAAGAGCGGCTATCGACCAGCATAGATCCCGGAGCGCCTCTGTGTGAGGCTCTTGACGCTCGATGCGAATGACCTGCATCTTCCCCTTCACCAACGCCACCAGGTCGAAGTCTGGTATCCCGAAAGCGAAGCAGTAGACGCTGGCCTGGAGGTTCCAACGGCGCTGCTCCCACGGCAGGTACTCACGGCTCGGGTTCTTCCAGTCCAGGATCAAACCATCCTGAACCCAGTCGGCTGTACCGGTAAGCACTAAGCGTACGCCATCCCGTTCATCCAGAGTGGTGCGGAAAGACTGCTCGACTCCAGTTGGAACCAGCAGGTTAGGAAAGCATTCTTCATGCCAGACTGAAAGATTCTTTCTAGCAACATCAACAACATTCTCAAACTCTTGATGCCACACCTTCACATCCCGGACAAGAGCAGGTGTTATTGAATCCATGTATTCGGATGTTTCATCGAAGGAAAGCCTGTTACCTGTGTGCATTAGTTCGTTGCCGCAATACTCGATAGCGGCGTGAACCATGTTGCCTCGCAACATGTGGCTGTTTTCCTGCGAACGGACAAGACCCAGGCGATCCTGGCGGGCCTGCTCCGGGCAGTTTGAGAAGGTGCCTAGCCAAGACTGGCGAATCGGAATCTCGATCATGCAACCAGTATGGCATACAGCGGGGAGGAAAGGGCGGATCGGGTCGGTGCCGCCTCGGAGAGGAAAGACGACACCGACCGACCCGCGACC